ATGAAAATTAAATCTAAGTTGCTTACATTAATCGTAATGTTTTTACTATCTGGTAATACCCTAGCAGAACCGGAAAAAACCAGCTTTTACCTAAAAACAGGGATTGCCATGATGAAAAATAATACTATAGGTGAGTTACTCAGTAGCAGTACCCCTGATACAATACGATCTAAATCCAAGTACTCTCCTTTATATAGTTTGGGAATAGGTTATTATTTTAGTGATTCCATCAGGGGTGATTTTGTATTCGGTGCTAATTTTATTGATTTTAAAGAAGGACATTATACCCTTTATCGTAATACCGGCATAAGTAAATTTGTTCAGAAAAGGAAAGCCAACATCTATAGCGCAATGTTTAACTGTTACGTTGATGTTATTAAACTAAGCGATTTTAGCTTATTTGCAGGGGCAGGAACCGGAATAGCGCAGTTAATGGAAAATGTTCGGGTTAATACAAGCGAATATACCACGGCGAACATATTATTTGATCAGGATCGATTATCAAGGTATAGGGAATGTTTTAATTTTACATATTCACTTATCGTGGGCGGCACTATAAAATTGAATGATTCATTCAAATTGGATATTGCTTATAATTATCAGGATTACGGAAAATTAAAACCGCGTAATGACCCCCCAACATTAGATTATCCTCGCTATAAAGGGCATGTTGTCGGTATTGGATTAAGATTTGACATTTAGCAACATCCGAACTTTCAGCTATGATATAATTACACTCAAGTAAAAAAGTGTAATTATGAGTAGTAACAAATCCAAACCATTTATTGTATGGGTAGGCGGTAAAAGAAAAATAATTGACAAATTAATGGAGTATATCCCCTCGGGCTTGAATAATTATTATGAGCCGTTTTTAGGTGGTGGGGCATTGTTTTTTAATATAAAAGATAAAGTTAAAAAAGCTTTTTTATCCGACATTAATCTTGATTTAGTTACATCATATAATGCCGTAAAAAAAACTCCGGATGAAGTCTGTAAATTACTTGATATGCATGAGCAAAATCATTCAAAGGAGTATTTTTATCAAGTTAGAGGCATTAATAACAGCAACAACCCTGCGGTAATTAGTGCAAGATTTCTATATTTAAACAGATATTCTTTTAGGGGAATATATAGATTAAATATGGATAATGAACTTAAAACATCCTGCTCTGCGAGAACTTATAAAAACAGATTATCCGGCCAAATACAGGAAAGTAGCACCTTATTAAAAGATGCAGCCATTTATGCCGGTGATTTTTCGTTTATTGAACCGCAAGTAAATGACTTTGTTTACCTTGATCCTCCTTATCACAATTCCGGTGAATCGTTTTATACAAGGTTACCTTTTGGTGAACCGGAACAGACGAGACTGAAGAATTTTGTGGATGGCCTAAACTCATCAGGCGTTAAGGTCATGCTATCCAACAGTGCTACAGATTTTATAACTAATTTATATAAGGGATATAATATCAGAGTTATTGATACCAGTTACTCTATAGATAACTATAAAAATGCCAAAAAAGAAGTGATCATAACAAATTATTAGCTTACCGGTTCTTGCCTGTTATCTTTTTGGCTTTCATGAATTTTTTGGTAAGCTATTTTATATTCGGCTCTAAAATCAGCATAAGTAGCCTTGATTTTTGGCGGTAGAGGTAATGAAGACTTAAGTTCAGCTTCAAGATTGCATTTTCTATCGGTATGTAAAACAAGATTGTTAAATATTGCTCTAGTTTCACCTGTTTTTTTATCTTCGATAATAGTAATATCTTCGGTTAATCTGAAAATATAATCACTTTCTTTAACAAGAATTCTGGATATACCGCTCATACATTCAGGGTAGTATTTAGTAAGACTTTGGCTGTTTACTACCGAAGAATCCTCTTCTTTTACCTTTTCGTGATCAACAAAAATAATCGTTTTTTTATGCTTGTTCTGTAATTCCTTGGCAACAAACATCAAGCTTGCAAATAATTCACCGGCACGGGCATAACCGACTCCGTAAGGCATAGTCCTAGGATTAGGATGATTTAACTGTCTTCCGACCTCTTCCCATACAAAATTCTGTAGCTTTGTAATTCCGTCAAATACTATAGTCTCAAAATCGGTAGTCGCTAATTCTTTAATAGCATCAATTAATTGCCCCCAATTTTGCAGGCTTAATATATCGATTCCATAATCGCAATCTCTTACTATATTTTTGATATGCATGGTTCTACCTTCGAAATCAAAAAAGAAAGGCTTGGGAAAACCTGCCGCAAAAGTAGATTTACCAACACCGACAGAGCCGTATATAGTCATAAGGGGCGGTATTATTTTTCTATTTGGTTTATAATTTTCAGCAGAAAATATTGTCATTGTTCTTATAATCTTAATTTAAAATTACTTCTCCTAAAAACTCAGGAATTAAAGGTACTACTGCATTCCCCAGCGATTGCAAACGCTGCATACGGCTTCCTCCCTCAGTCCAGCCATGAGGGAAACCCATCAACCATTCTACCCAATCAGGATTTAACCTTTCTTCTGTTAGCCTAGGTATCGTTTCCGGTTCTATCCCCCATTGGGCAAATCCTTTAGTGTTGCGGTAAGTTCTAATTTCTTCGCAGGAGACCCTGCGAACTTCTTTAAACTGATAGTTTCCTTGCAACCCTGAAACCTTATAGCCGAAGACATCTTTACGATTGCTTCTAGAGATGGATTGGTTCGTTTTCTCTCTGCAGGAGAATCCGGCTTTGCCGATGCAAGCGGGGTAGGCAATAATCCAGATTCTATCCCGTCGGTGAGGTGCGCCAAAGGCGGAAGCCGGTATACAATGCCACTGTGCATCATACCCGATCTCCCATAAATCCTGCAGCACGCTGATAAGTCCCTGACTGCGAAGATTTGCCACGTTTTCGATAATTGCATATTTTGGTCTGATTTCATTTATTAACCTTGCAAATTCTTTCCATAATCCGGAACGCTTGGCAGCAATTCCACCTCCTTTACCTGCTACCGATATATCCTGACAGGGAAAACCTCCGGCAATTACGTCAATTTTCGGAAGAGTTTTAAAATCTTTATTTGTTAATATGGTAATATCAGAAAATACAGGTACTGATTGCCAGTGTTTTTTTAATATTTTTTGGCAAAAGGAGTTGATTTCACAAAAAGCTATGGTTTTCATGCCGGCGTTTTCCAGCCCTAAAGAAAAACCGCCTATACCTGAAAAAATATCCAATACCGCTAATGGCTTTGTCATCATTCATTCCGTTTCACTACTTCTTTTTTTTCAATAACTAAACCATTGATCCTGATTTATGGAACACATTCATTAAGTCCATGCCGCCACTAACTACTGACCCGGCATTAGCCCAAGGCAATGCGCTATTTAACCCTTTTATTCTCTGTTTTCCTGCGGCAATCGATATATCCAGTCCCTCTTTATCTATCTTCATTCGTGGCCTGTTATAGAAATATCCCATTTCCTGTGCTCTTGCCTCCATTTCATCTTTATGAGCCTGCAGACGAAGTAATAAGCCGGCAGAGTCATTAGGGCTTATACCGGTACCGCTTTTAAGTAAATTATATCCTATAACTTGCCTTCTATGCAGCTGTTCCTGACGTAACATGTCGCATTTATAGGATACTATAGATGAATACTCTTCGGTCATTTCAGCCGTTACGGTCTTTTGAGCCTCATAAGAACGGGAAAGTAATCGATTATTAGTTTCTACGGCATCTTTAGCTTCTTTCGTTCTGGCCTTATTATTCTGCAAATTTGCATAAACGTTAAATGCTGTCAGCGCAGTTGCTACTATAGGGAAAAACATTACACTTTCTCCCTTAGTAACTTAAAAGGCCTGATATTGATATTACAAACAAATCGATTATAAATTTCAGGTTGTTGTTTCTTTAATAACTCGATATTTACTCTGTGCTGAGTTTGGGGTTTCCAGCTTATTTTATAACCGGTATTACTTTTCAATAAAGAAGAACTACCCATATAATCCATAATATCCGCTTTTAATAATTCCTCCTGTTTTTCAATGTTTTTTCTCTCAGTTTGCAGTTTAACTAATTCCTCAAGCTTTAAATCCACCTCACTTGAAGCATATTTTAAATCATCGCTATCTTCAGGCGGTAACCAGGCATCATCATACAACCGGATAGGTGTTATCTCCAAATTGCGGTAGATCGGTTTGAATATCGCCGTATTTCTCTTATGCATATTCCTCTAAACTATAACTTTGAAGCTTTTTCTTCTCTTTCTAAAAAGGAATCTCATCACCGGCAAAATCTTCATCACTAACTTTATTTTCCTTGGTCTTGGCAAAAGTCGATATATTCATAAACTCCTTATATTCCTTCTTATCCGGAGTAACTGCCATGAAAACTTTGTTTTTATCGGGATATTTACCGCTTTTGTCAACTTCAACCCCGATCTTGATAATGGGCTGCATATTGTGTAATTCACTCAAAGCCACTTTTCTTTTTGCCATAGCTTCCAAAGTTGTATCACTTGGATCAATATTTCTTGATGACTCAATTATGCTACGAATTAAACTTAATCCCATTTCTCCCCACCTGTCCTTGCCATTCTCATCTTTTTTAGCTCCCTGAAAACCAATAAGCTGATGTATCTTGCGATTGGTATAAACTCCGGAGGTAACGGTAAAACAGACATTTAATCCTATAGAACCAGTTTTATCACTTTTGGTCAGTAATTTTTGCTCTCCGTAATTACCGGATTTTAGAGTAATTACTGCTTTAGCTATAGTACCTGCAGGAATAAGACTAAAAGCAGGTGCAACGTCATTAAAATTAATCATCATGTCTACCTCCCCTCTTGTTCCTTATCTCAATCAAAGCCTTAACGATTCTGTAGCCTGAATAAACCATTACTCCCAATACAACTATTAGTAAAACTGTTTGCATAATCTAAACCTCGGTAATTTTAATCGGATAAATAGCTTCTACCATTTTTTTCTTTGTTAGATACATCGGTGTTTTAAAGCCTTTTGTATCCTCATACGTATCTTGCCCGTTTGTCCAACGCACCTGAAAATCAAGTACGTATTTAACTCCTCCCGGTAAGTGCCATGGCGTTTGTCTCTGAAAAAATTTTACTTCTCCGGCAACTTGCAATGCCTTCAGCTCCAGATACCTTTTTCCCTCCTTAATGGATGCAAACCTCATACCGTCATGATAAACCGGTTTTGCTTTAAACTTCTGCCTTAACATGTCTAAAAACGTTTTTTACATAGCTAATTATAACAAAACCTAAGCTTTTTTGTTCCACTAAATCAACAGGCGTATTAAAAAGTACTTTTTCTGCTGCCCTTCTTCTAACAAGCCCGGGTAATTTTCTACCGCCGGCAAAAACAAATCTGCTGATTTCATTAGCGGCATCAAAGTATTCACCGCGCAATAATTTCTGCCTTAAAGTAGAACTTTGAAAAACACCGCCGCCCAAGTTAAAAATAAACGATATTAATGCTGCTCTCTGGTTATGGTTTAAATCTACGTTTCTTGCATTCCTATACAGACAACTATCTGCTCGTAGTATATCTTCTTCAAGCAGATCTTCGGCTCTTTCAATAGTAATATCATCTGTTATATTATCATGTTTCCCTATAACATGGCCGTAGCCTATCGTCTTAAGACCCGCAGGACAAAAATAAGGTTTTAGACTTAGACCTTCAAATTCCTTAATTAATTCCATCGCTTTTTCTATAGCTTTAGTGTCTCTCATTATTTATCTATCCATGTGTGGTTTTATATTTATTTATCATGCGATTACCGAACCAGAATCCCATAATCACCGATAAAAGCACTTCATCCTCATTAGTCCATACCGGCATACATACACCTATTTGATAGCTAAAAATGATAGTTAATTTAACGCCGATATATAATGCTAGAAATAAATAGGTAATTAGCGGCCTGACAAGTGCAGATAATGCATCTACCCAAGGAATACCGATAGGTTTTGCATGAGAGTATATAAGCCTTTCTTTATCAAGATCAGACTTGATTACTACTTCATCTATTCTGGAAGATGAAGAGTTTTTACCGGCTTCAATCTGAAGTTTAACAAGAGCAAGTTCATGCGCTTTATCCCTTTTATCCTTAATAAAACCCAAGACTTCAGGGATAAGGGCACTTAAAAACCCTGCTAAACTACCAAGTAACGCTATCATCTTATTAACGTGTTGTTTTACTTTATTAGTTTATATTAGGAAAGCTATAGGTAATTTTATGAGTATTCCTATCAATATTTACTTCCAGAGTACCGGTATAACAATCAAATCTAAACAAACCTATAAATGGGTCTCCAACATCAAACCATTCAGGCTGTTTACTATTATGTACTTTCTGATAATATAGATTGTATTGAGCTGTTAAGTTGTCTAGCTCTGTTTTTGAAAGATTCAGCCGGTTTTGTAGATCGGTAACTTTTACCTGTTCTTCCATGAAACGACTTTGCCAATTATTTCTATCGAGAATGGTATCATTTAATTGCCCTTCCAGAGTAACAATCCTATTTTGCCTTTCCGCTGCCAATCCTTTATATTGGTCTACTTCATTCTGTTCATGTAGCAAACGGGCATTTAATTGATCAATTTCTATTTTTTGTGTATTTATTTCATTTTGTAAATGACCAACTACCTGTTCCTTATCCCTTAACAGATAATTTCTCGTATCGTCTAAATTCTGCTGAAAATCGATTTGCAGTTTTTCTATATGATTATTAAGTTCACTTAACTTGATCTCGTAGTATTCTTTCTGCTCGATTAATGCTTTCCCTAAATTATCAAAAGAAGGTACAAGACTACTTGCTCCATAATCAACAGAAGTGTTAAGCGATAGGCTTAATTCCGCTTCTTCATATTTGGTTACCAGATACAGGTTCTTATATGATTTGTCATTAAGTAATTCCAGTATTGTCTGTAAGTAATCCTTATCACTGACATTAAAAGGAAAAACCGAATATACCCCTGCTTCATCAGTATTAGGTTCTACATCTATAAATACTTTGTCTCTTGTTTTCTGAAAGAAACGGATTTGATCAGGATGTGTTTCAAGAATTAATTTTGACCCCTCTTGGTTCTTGCCTCCATACCAGCTAATACCTGCAAACTTATAGGGAGTAAAATCAGCATCTTTAACCACAAAAGTCAACTTCAGGAATAAAAACCTTTTTTCAATATTTTTATTTTTCAGGATATCATTTATTGCAGTTATAACATCTTTTCTTGGAACTAATTTATAAATTTGCATGCCAATAAAAACCACTCATCTTTTATTTGCATTATAACGAATCCCATTTTTGAAATGGTGCAATTATTTGATATTTTTAGCATTCAGATTTCTGTCAATCCACTCCTGACTTACTCCGCTTGCCCTTAAAGCAGGAGCAAGGTAAAACAAATTGCGTCCCGGGATATTACGATGTATTAAACTGTTAGCCCGATGTATAGCCTGTTCCTCCTTACCTTCTTTTAAATCTCCATAAATCTTGAAAAAATCGGCAATGTCGGAAGGGATAGGGCCCGACATGGACTGAAAGATGTTATGACCATATCTATTATATTGACCGAATATAAAATCCCCATAAAAACCTAATCCACCGCCTTTTTCAGCTGACTCCTGTAATGTCCTTAAATTAAGCTCCGGTATTCCTTCACCATTTAATAATTTATTAGCTGATAGCGAGAGATATCCCCCGATAGTGGCAAGAACTATCATTGTAGATAATGTCTTGGGACTTCCACTATAATCCCTTAAGGGACGCATTATATAGGTAATAGGAAACTGTTTGAATTGCATTAGCATTCTAATAGCTTCACCTGCCGGTGTACCGGCTTTTGTTCCTTTCCACGTTGCAACATAACGCTCTAATCCGTGAGCTGTAGGTATACCGGTGTCGACTCTATCTTTTAAATAAGTTTTAAACTTTGTTGCCGTCTCGTTAATTTGATCACTACCAGCCGTCCATTCCGGAGGAATAATATATTCCCTGCTGTCATCAGCTTTTTTTATGAAGCTCTTTAATATCTGCCAATCTTTTTCATCAATACCATAGCGCTTTAAATTATTTTTAAGTTCAATCGGAGCGTTCTTGTATGAACGTTTTGTATAATGTGCCAGATGGTTTGATAAAACAAAACCGAGTGCAGATTTAAAACTATTATCCCACCAATCCATTAAATTTAATTTAAAATAATAATTGGTAGCAGTTGTTATTTTACCTGCGATCTTGCCGGCGATATAATTCTCTACATTAAGATTTGAATAAACCATACCCATTAAATTATCCGTTCCACATCCGAGCAATCTGGCAAATTCTTTCTTCTGCTCACTATTAAAAGAGTTGGTAACTGCTTTTAATAAATTACTTTGTGCTTCTATATAAGGTATTCCGTTATACATCTGCTCGGCAACAAACGTTGCGCTATCGGGTATTGAAGAAACAGCTACCTTACCAAGACTTGCCATGGTTTTTACATTACGCAAGCTTTGGCCTATAGAAGCTAATGTCAGGTTTTCGGGTGAGATGCCGATAATGTACTCAAGGAATCCTTCCAGCCTGCGAGAGGATAAAAAATCTAGCTCTTCTTGTGCAGCTTTATTACCTTTAGCTGCTGCTTCCTGTAATGAATTTGCAAAATCGTTTTTAAGTTTGGCAAGTAAAGTCAAAGGCTCACTACCCATAGACTCAATTAACCCAATATTATGCCCCAGTTTTTTTAAATTAATTGCAATAGAATGGGCAAGGCTATGAGTACCATACTCGTTATTGTATTTAAGCCAACTATCAGCCGATTTAAAATGTAACTTTCTTGGTTGAGCAAATCTACCTGCTATATTATTATAAGCAGCGAATCTCGGCATATATTCTATATTTTGATATAGGTGATTACCTGTAGCAAGATTCTTCCATATCTGATATAAATCAATATCTTCATCTAATTTTTCTACTTCAAGCAAAGGTAATATGAAGTTTTTCCACTTTTCAAATCCGGCTTGTTTTATTTTAAGGGCATTATGCGATTGACGGGTAATGTAACCTTCTAACTGATTAATATGAGCTCCCCCGTTGTTAATGCGATTAATCGCCGATTGTTGACGTTTATGCACCAAATCAGCTATGTCCTTTGCTATCTTGGAGTTAGTCGGTTTTTTATTCGGATGGCTTATATTCCATAATTCCTGAGCGATATCCTTTTCAAAGTTTTTATTCCTGAAATAATCAAGTAAATCTGACTTGATTAAATCATTCATTAATCCGTTACTAAGTTCGCTTGATACGACAACTCCTCTCATATCTGCCTGTTTCAGTAATTCGGTAAAGCCGTCCTTAACTCCTTTTTTTTCTGCTCGTGCTATTATAATTTGCTTGGCATTTTCAAATCTAATTAAGTTTATTAGTTTATCTCGGCGAATTAAATTAATATCCTCTTGGCTTTCTATTCCCCGAGCGAGTATCTGCTTAAGCTCCTGTATGCACCCTGCGTACTCCGGCAAGTCCCGTGCTACTTGTTCTAGTTCCTGAATTTGCTTCTGTAATTCTTGCTCCGTATGTAATATATCTTTTTCTTCAAATATTGACCTCGCATTTTTAGGATCGTCAAGATCAACGTACTTATCTGTTTCCAGTTGATTTCTGGCAATTGCTAAGTCAGTCTGGTCAAAATCATAGCCTTTTATCTCCTGTTGTTCCTGTTTTAATTTGCTGCTGATTTGTTCATTTATCAGATTCAGATTTTCGAGGATTTCTTTAAATTCTTCTACATCTTCAAATTTTTTATAAATTGCCTTAAGATTGTTTCTGTGATTGTCTAGTACCGATAGAATTTCTTTAGGCAAAAGAGTTAAATCTCCACCTGTTGCAAATTCTTTATGTAACCGATCTTCTAAAGACGCTACCTTATCCTCCATCTCAAAAAACTCCGGAAATTTTTGCTTTCCTTCATTCCTGATGTTTTTGCGAGTAAGGTTCAATGTATCAAATGACTCCTTAACAACTTCCGAAGCGGCAGGAGCAGTTTCAAGGGCTAATTCATCGACTAAATGCCTGAACTGCATATCTAGTACTGAATCATTAGCACTATATTCGCTTTTTAACTCTTCCGGAGTTGCAAAATAACGATTGCGGAATTCCTGATATTTACCTCTGGCAAATTTGCTGCTACCGACATAAGCGGTTTTTATGCCATAACCGATTGCAGGCAAGCTAGCCGAAAATAAACTAGCCTCTGCAATATTTTTTAAAGAATAGCTTATGCCGTATTCCCTTTGTTCCAGGTCCATTTGCCTTGCAATTAATGGCTCTAATGCTGCCTGTCCTATTCCTCCGCCTATGGCAAACTTTACCATATTGGTCTTTACCGGATTTGCTGCCCACCATGCTCCTTTAAATAAAGCTCCTCCCGGTATAAAACCGGTTGCAATGTTAGTAGCCAGATTTACCGGAGCAATATTGCCGCCTATTATTCCACCGACCATTTGCCCGGCCTTGTCAAGTAAGTCACCTTTGCCGTTAGCTATTATGTAATCGTTAATAGCCATCTTACGCTTTTTTTCTAGTATCCTTTCAACTATTGCAGGGGTAAAATTAGGATCGTACTGAAGACCTGAATCCCCATGACTCGTTGCAAACTCTTCTTCCGTATATTTTTTGTTTCTTGGATCTGCGTTATATATTTCCTGTAAATATAGCATATCGGGATCTAATCCCCGGTAGCCTGCTATATCAAGCAAGGTGCTTAAATCAGGTGAATCAAGCCATGCGTTTGTTGCTGCAGCCTTTAAAGTAGTGATTCTTGAAATTTCTAAATTATCTTTTAAATACTCATCCGCTTTTGATTCAGGTTTAAGGCGCGGCAACGATACGTCAAACATTATATTGCTCCGTATGGATGAAGATATAATAATGAGTTTGGCACTAATATTTCATTAAAACCAAGTAAATCCCAAGTTAGTATTTCATCAGCTGATTTCATCAAGGGTTGCTCTCCTTTTTTACTAAAATATACGTAATATACGCTTTTTTTATCCTTGGATAGTCTAAAAGTCCCTCCTCTTAAGGATTTTTCTAACTCCTCCGGAAATGGCTCATGGTCCTTAGAAAAAGTTGCGTATTTATCGTACTCGATCCTATCTCCAATTAAATCGCTTCGCAGTTTTGTTAACCCGTAATTTACCTTTTCCTCATCAAGTTCTATAATCTCCTTATCTTTAATTATCGTCCTTGGAATATAAAATTTTCCATAGTTCCAGTCTCTATAAGGGGCTATATAACTTGCTTCAAATAAATTATTTATTGCCGTATTGGTTGCTTCCTTAATACTCATGTGTTTATCAAACTGATAAAATCTTGCCAGTTCCAGTAATCCTGCCTGCATCATGAGTACTTCAGGAGCATTATCTGCTTGACCCGCAAGTATTGATTCCCGCCATAATGAAATATGTTCATCAATACGCTCCTTAATTTCCTTTTCATCTTTTTTAGACATTTCACCGATTGCCTGATTACTTGCCATTGCCCTTGCTAGATCATTCTTTAGATTTCCCCTATTATAAAGGTTAGCATCTATATAAAAATGGGTCAGAACAGGCAGTTTTTTATTATCATGTAATATTTCTTCTACTATTCCATGTCCGAGTGATTCGTATTCCGATTCAATACCGAGTATATTATTCAAATTTGCTCTGATTATATTAGCATCCCTGCTATCTAACATGCCTGCAAAACCTTCTCGTTCTTCGTTAGTCAGCATTTTTTGTAAATAAACCGGAATATCCTTTTGAGTTTGCAGATTCAACCTTTTATTAATTTTTTCAGGCAAAGGTACGGCTTCATCAATTTCATCTATAAATAACTTCTCAACAAAAAGAGCCGGATCAGCCTTGGCAAGATTTTTCTGCTCATTAATTTTTGTAGCAACCAAGCCATATAGCTTTAGCTGCACCTCATAATTCTCATCTTCAGGATTTGGAGTTAACTTGGCAAGTTCAGATTTACTAGAAGATAAAGGAGCATATTTAACTCGTTCTAATACTTCATAAGCATTTATATGCATCTGCTCTTTTGCTGCAAATTCTAATACCGCCTCAGTAGGAAGAGACGATAGCTTATCTTCAATCCCTTCAATACCTTTACCGCGAGTTAATATATTTTTAAAATGTATCTCGGATAATTTATTGAATTCTCTTATGTTTTTATTAATATTATAGGTAACAGCCGCTCTTGCCTGATTTTCTATTCTTGCCAAGCTTCTAAAATCTAAATCTTTTTTCCACTCATAGTTAACGTCATGATTTAATATACTCCTAGGGTTAGAGGCAAGGACACTACTTGCCGCTGCCTCTGCTATTTCCTCTTTTGCTTTTCTGGCCAGCTTTCCTTTGTGAACCGGATCAATATCAAGGGAATTGACGGCTATTAATGCATTTTCTCTATTCTGACTATAAATCTGTGGATTGTTATAAGTAGCTTTTGCCAGTTTTTCAATGTTCTCAATAGCCATATTATGCCTTTTGTCCATAACCAGACTTGCCTCATAACCTGCTATTTGTCCGGCATGTTGCGCTTTATAAGAATTGATCTGATTCGTTAATAATTCTCTGGCATAGGGGTTTTTAACCTCATCTAAAATCTGATTACCGCGTATGCTAACCCTGTTCATTACAAACGTAGAAAAAGGTTGCCCGGTATCCAGGCTATCAGGATGAGTATCAGGTAACTTCATAATGCACGCTAAGGTATTTGTTTTTGCATCAATACCTACCTCAACGTGATTCTGTGCCTCTTTTAAGTCATTAGTACTATCAAGAATAAACTGACTCCACTTATCCCCGACAATAACACTGGCATCTTTGCGGAGCTTCCTATCCCATATCTCATTGAACCCTTTGCTTAAAACTTCGGTAGTCTTAGCTATCTGTTCCCATTTACTCATAAACTATTTCCACATATACTCGTCCCATAGTAATTTATTAATATTACTAACTTCCTTATCAAGGTGATCAAGTTTACCATTAACTTTTTTTAAGCTTATTATTGATTTGCCGGACTTGCAGTTCTATCTCGTAAGTGCCGTATTCTATAGAATCCAATTTATCAATAACCTTAACGGCAAAGACGATAAATGATATTAAAAATGCAGTTAAGATTAATATGATATATAAGGATAAAATATTCTCTTTCCAAAATCCTTTATGTGTATCTTTTTCCATAAAAAACCTTATTCTTATTATAACATAATCTTACCGCATGGAGTAAAGATACCAAAACTCTAATTCAGATAATGTGGTATTAACTTTGCCTTGGCGTATATTTTTAAAATACTTGCAGGATATGGTTTATCAACTATGTATACCAAATCAACATCCTTGGAAATTTCCCTGTTAGTGCTAAAATGCACCCATCCCGAGATATAAGGAGTAGTAATCGCCCTAATTGCCTCTCCCATTAAATATTTCTTATCCGATAAATAAAATTGCATATTATCAAGATTTAATCTGGGAGCATTGATAAACTGGCGTTTTTCATTACCTTTAGTTGTGGATTCTTCAATATAACCGCCTTTAGTATTAAATAATTTTAACCCGACGGCACAATCCTTTTTATCGATATATTCAGACTCACCTTCAAAAATAAATGGAAAAGTTTGCAAGAGGGAGCTGTAAATAAAACCGAAGCTTAAAAAACGTACATATCTGTTTAATAAAATCACCCCTAAATTTACTGCAGGCAATCTATTATTCGATATTAGCTCATTATCCCCAATAAAACCTGTTTCCATCCCGCCATATATCTTATGCAGCTCTTCGGATTCTATTTTATCGATTCCTGCATTAATATGGCGAACTAGAGTTTTAATCATTTCAATATCAATATCGGGAAAATTCTGCCTGAAAATAGGAAAGTACTGCGCACTTAGTAACAAATATTTATCAATTTTTGTCGGATGTGACAGATCATTTGAAATACGTAACAGCTCCTGTTCTTCGGATGGAATAAGCAGGTTGCTGATTGTAATAAAACTGCTGAATATTGCTTTAAACATATTACTGCTTCTTGTTACAAGCATGAATAACAGCACTAAATATTTATTATTATATTCTTTAAGGATAGAATATTTTTTTTGGGCAAACAGGAAATCGTTTTCTATATCGTTTAGTGCACCTAAATTAATCTCATCGGCGTGTTTTGACTCTACTAAAAAACCGACAATAGTAAAACGGACAAAGGAGATAAGCTCCTCTTGATCCTTATTCTCACCGAACAAATCATTTTCCCAATCAATTCCTACTTCCTGACCTGTTTTTTCTTTCCAGTAATTTTTAAGGGCTTCTCTAATTATCTCGGGATATTCCGCTATTCCTTCGTCAACGTCATTTTCTTCATATTCAGAATCGATATAATTATCAACCTGCTCTTTTAATTCATTATATTCGCGGTAATACTGAGCTTTATTTAAAGTATTCCACTTACTTAAAACTTCAGCTTTGATTTCCACCGGACTCCCATGAATAAACTCTTCCTGATTTTCTAAAGGTAAATCATTTGCCTTTTTGATGATTTCATCTACCTGCCACTCAATCTTTTTTCTGCCAACCAGATCAGCTAATTCCTCATTGCCGCTTAAGTAATCCTGCATGAATAAGTCTACCAATTCAGGTATTGCGCGGTATAAATCCTCTTTCTGCTCGGAAGCAATAGCACCCAGTAAATTTAAAAAATTTCTAAAAACATCGGTAATTACTTTTACTACTACCTGATTATTAATAATTCCGTGATTATAAGAATTATAAACAGCAGCTACCATATAAGCCAGTTCCTGCCTGAAAAACTCTATTAGTTCATCGGTATTTGCATCTAGAATGCCCTCATTAAATAATAAATCCCCTTCATTTATCTTGAAATATTCAATAAAATGGTCTTCGGGTTTAAGCTGATCCAGTATGAAACAGCTAACAATCATATTATTGCCTTCAATGCGTAATTGATCCATTTGGCTTTCCAGAGTTTTCTTTTTTTGGGCAGCTTTCTCAATATATTCCTCAATATCAAGGCTCTCAACGTTAACGGCAACACCTGCCTTTAACAATTGATAATTGGCTCTAAAATTAAATTCTTTTAATAACTTCGTTTTATAATCCCGAGTAAAATATTCAGGAGAAGAAAAGTAATATTTGAGCATCACTACCGTTCTATCCATGCCATTAACAAAGTTGGTAAAACTCTTTATCCTATCCTGATCCTGCAAAGCAATAATACCTGCTACAGAGAAACTGTATCTGGTATTTTCCTTATGAGCAATAAAATCAAATTCCCTTTCCTTTAAATGTTTGTTAATTTCAATCTGTTTTACTTCCTGAGCCAGTTTTTTTGCCTCGTTAACTATGGTATCTGCTTCCAGTATGATCGGTTTTAAATAATCTATATCTTCACGTTTTCCCAGTAATACATTAATTACATAACCGTTAAATTTCTGTAACTTGCGGATCATCGCTATTTCAAGTCCAAGCAATAATTGTACGGGCGTTAGGTACTGGGAAAAATACCTGCCGATAAATTCTGCATATAGCATTTTTAAATTAACGCTATGGACCGGTCTATCATCTTCATCAAGCTTTAAATCGGTATTATCTATTTCCTCTACGTTTTCCAATCGATTTAAATGTACTCCTCCTACGACAAAATTGTCTATTATATCTATCTCCGGAAAAACTCTTTCCAGTTCGGTCTGTTTTACAATCAGGTTTTCCAGTCTGGATAAATCTTCTTTATATTCAAAAACATTGCCCGCTCTTAAAGCCTGCTTAAATTCCTGATCAATTTCCTCTTCGCCTTCACGTTTAAAATGACTGTAACAATCGGCATATAGCGGCTCATGAATCCTGTTTTGAATATGACCGCTTAAGTATTTGCAATCAAAATACTCGATATATTCCTTAACAACAGGCACAAACTTTTCATCCTCAATAAAAGTCCCTTCTCTTCTTACCCTGAAATATACCTTATCACCATCCATTCCAAAGAAGGCAAGTGCTTCAATAACTTTGCCGTTTCCCCCAAGGTGGTGCTGTGCCCAGCCCATGATCTTTAAATCCTGTGAATAGGTAAAAGTTGCAAATGAGCCGTTATTTAACACTGCAAAAATCATGTTAAAAGGCGAATTGACTGCTACAATCTGCTTTATTCCTGAAGTAAATAAATGCTCGGCAAAGGTAGTAATGCAGGATATCTGATATCCTCCTTTTTCTTCGCTATAATATAGACTGTGGATTTTTTTCCTGTCTCCTTCTACAAAAAAAATGGTTTTACCGCATATTATCGGAGCAATATTTGCCACACTAATATCAATATCCTTATGGATATTTACAAATTCGTCTTTTGTTCTATCACCGGTTTTCAATACATAAATACCATCGGTTGTACCAAGTAATAGTTCTTTGGCAAAAGGTATCGACCATACTACATTGTCAAAGGTGGATGAGACAAAAGTTGCAGCAAATGCAGACAAGGGGTTTCTTGCCTCAAGTAGCGAATGATAAGCCAGATTGAATTCATCCATTGTTCCTATACTGCTTGCCCAGATCTCATGAATGTTTTTTCCCGTTCCAAAAATCCATAATCTTCCCTCAAAAATACTGAGACTGTTGGTTCTTAGTGTTTCTACCTGCGTTTTTGGCGTCTCATTTAACTTCTGGTTAACTTCATCGGCACTTCCAAATAACACTTCTCCTATCATCTTGCGCTGAGAAAACTCCGTATCGTATATTTCACCTTTGACCTTAAAAACATCATAATGAAAAAGCCCGCCTCTTTCTTCCATATCAAGGTCATCTAGCCGGTATAACTTTTCCACCTGATCAGGATCAACCTGCACGATCCATACCGGATAGTTGATACCAAACGATATATATGCCGCTCCCTGATAAGTGGTATACGAAAATTGATCAATATCCAGAACAACGTCTATAGTCCCCAAATCTACCGGATCACCTTCACCGTTAATAAAAACTTCAATCCGGATTTTTTGGCGGTCGACATCGGACAAAACAACTAGAAAACTATATTCCCTCAAATACATGATATTGATCATGCGTTTGGAAACGGGGATTTTTTCTTTAAAAACATGGGCATACTGCGTGCCGTATCTTCTACTGATGCCCCCTGAAGGCAGGATCATGAAGTTTATCAGTTTTTTTACTCCGTGCTGATAAATAGGCAAATCATTACGCCCTTCCATAGTCGGCGTAAGCTCACCGCTTGAAAAACTGTTTTTAACGGAATATACCCATTGCTCTTTTGACATTTTCAGGCAAACCGTGCAGAATTAACTAAATGGTAATCAAAAAAGTGTAACTTCCTTGCTTCTTCCACTTTTTGTAAATATTGCTTCTTCATTCCATCGGTAAATATACTATCCGAGTATAAAGCATGTGCTACGTTTGATGCCAGATACAGACTACATAAAATAAGAAAGGTGCTGGGCAGTTCTACTTCGATATTGGATTGTAATTTTTTTAATAACCGGTTCGAATAGTAAAAACCGCCGTCCAAACTTTCCCCTTTAAAATAAAGTTTATTTTTATCCACGTACCATTCTATATTTGAAGGAGTAATACCGATGATCTTAATGCAGTCATCAATCGTTACCTGTATGAATTCATCCGTTTTCCCTTCGGTTTTAGGAATTAATTCCACTGCATCTTTCCATAGAACGGATAAAAATACCTCTTCCATTGCCGAAGATACAAATACACTGCATATTCTTTCGGCATTATCGAGTTTATTACCTGCATTCTGAATACTTTGCGTAGCTCCCAGTATCGCTACTGCCTGTTTGATGATCTTTTCCTGAATGAACATGATTGTTTCATCTTATCCTCTATAGCCTTTTCTGTGCTATAACCAGTAATGCAGCCTGAATCTGACCGGCATTACCAAAATGAGCAAGTCCGCCCGTATTATCAAAACTATTCGTTGCCCAAGTAGTAGCATGGCTTGGGACTACACTGGCTCTTGTTAATCTTGCCGTTCTTTGATCAGCATCATCGCCTGCAGCAATAGGTTGTACCCAGCCGTTAACCCCGTGGTGGTCAGGACGTGCCGGCTCAAGACACTTGATAATGACTACTCCTCCCTCAGATGCCCTTGCCGCTCCAAATGAACTGCCATGATATAACATCGGTGCATAGTGTTTCATCGGCAATTCATCCGTTTTCGTGATGCTTGTTCCTTTTACACTTGCAAATCTGATCGCATCTTCAGTAAAGGCAAAACACTCCCTTATTGAATAGCTATGGGCAACTACAGGATCATTAGCATTTCTTGGGCCGGCAATACCGGTAAGTAATTCCGAGATGATGAATGTAAATCCCATAAAACTGTTAAGCTCTCCGTTAACCAGGGCTTTTACGCTGTTATAGTCGGCATTAATTATCCTGTGATCCGCTAGCAAATCAGTAAGTTGCTGGGAAGTACAGACAAAATACATTTTTTTATCGCTGTTAAACGTACCGCGATTAAGCATCTGCCTTGCTGCAATCAGCTTCTCTACCGTTAGTTTTGCTTTTTGCAGGTTAGCTACGCTTACATGGTCTGCATCGGCATCATCACCGATTGGAAGAAGCTGAAAATTCTGCGAGCCGTTATCGTTATGAAAACCTAAGGTAGCTCCATCGTTAGCAAGAAGCCCTAAAGGTACAACGTTATTTATCATATCAAAAGGGATGGCAGTTGTCCCCGTTAATCCTGACATGACCGGACTTCCTATGGATTTTATAATTGTTCTATCCATTGCCCTTGCCATGGCAAGACCTGCCATTTGAGGAAATTTACTAGTCGGATCGGCAAGTAAGTTGGCTTTGTCGTTCCTGTCCATAGTAGCAGTCCAATAATACGCTGCCGCATTGATCTGACGTCTGGTAATTTGCGGAAAACGCAGTTCCGTATCAGCAAGGGCAGGGTTGGCAGGATCGGCAACATATGTGCCGTACCCCCCGGGAGCGCCGCCTAGGTCTGTTCTGGTTCTCGGTAGAGCTTCAATATTTGAAGCAGTCTCAAAATATGCTACTTCAGTCTCGATTTCCTCTTCCTGAACCAGTTTCCTTAGTTTCCCTTTTTCCTGAGCAACAAGCTCGATGTTTGTAGCAAATTGATGTTTTAAACCTTCGGTTATATATGGCACAACTATCCTCCGTTTTTAAGAAAAATCTTCTAAAAATTAAACCAATAATCTCCAGCTTGCTTTCTTAAGGTCTACTTGTGCGGATTACCTCTCGGTCCGGTTTATAGATTATCTCTTGATCGGAATAATTTAATTTCAGTGATATTATCGATTGCTCGGTATGTGAAATGATTATTCTTTATAAGCTATATCATATAAATCATTAAGCTCTTTAACTGCCTGCTTATGACCTACATGACCTTTATCTGCATATTTTACCATGAACTCTTTGTCAGATTCAAGTCGCTTGATCTCTTTTCTGGCAGTTTCCTTATCGGATATTAACGGATTGCTTTTACCGGATACCAGTGAATCACCCTTTATCCCTTCCCCAAGCTTTAATAACAAGTCAATTAATACCGGTGCATAGTTTGTTTCTTCAACTAAATCGACTAATTCCGCACTCCCGTATCTGGACATTACGCCTTTTAAAATATTCAGCTTTTCGGAGGTTGATTCCTTATATGTTTCCTGAAATTTTGCCAAATTGGCTTCCCTTGCTGTTTTCCTCGCTTCTATCAGCTCTTTACTGCTATTTTGCGCATTCTCTATTATCCGCTCTAGGATTTTTTCTCCCTGCCTGCGGGTTAAATTCCCCTTGTGGAATAAATCCTCATATAATAATAGCGTCTCTTCATCCGCTAGATTGTTTTTTAGAAGTTCGGCTTTTTTCTCATCGGCAATATATTTTTTATCCTCCGGCATCCCAAGCTTTGCAAATACCTTGCTCCATTCTTCGTCGCTTGCCTCCTCGCTCGGCATAAGGATTCTCTTGTCCAGATTCTTCTCCAGTTCCAGATAGCTCTTGGCAAGGGCAGGAAAGTCGTTAAATTTAGCCAGTGATTTACTACTGCGTATATCCTCGGGTAAACTTTGTAACCAGTCGCTCTGATTTGACGTAAGAGTTGAGCCAGAGTCAACTGCATTATTATCTGTACCGCTTGAGCCTGAGTTATTTATAACCTGACTTAGATTCTCTACAATATCTTCACTCATAGTTTATTCCTTTATTTGCTTTATTGGCTTTAGGTAATTAGCTGATGAAATTACTTTTTGACCGGTTCTACTTTCTAATTCCAATTTTGCATTCTTGGCAATATTACCACCTACCTTAGCTGCTTTCTTATTTTCCTTCATCCCCGTAGCGTTAAGATTCTCAGCGACCTGTTTTGTCGATAATTCGGCAAGTGCCGTGAAAATTAACTCTGCATTGCTCATATGGTCACGTAAATTATGATTTTTTAAACCTTTAATTTGTTTGTGCTTCTTTATACTTACTCCTGCCCATTCTTCATGGATAATATTTGTTAATGTAGCAAACTCCTCTCCTTCTTTAATTTCGTGATCCTTCCAGTAATCGGTTAATTTATTACGAGTTTCTTGACCAAGCATGCGTTGCTGTATCCATTGCTCACTACGTCCATGCTTTTTCCAGTTTTCCCTAGCCCTATTCATTGATCTTTCCGGATCTGCAATCTCTTGTATGCGCTCGTAACCTACTTTAGCAAGCCACAACTTAACAGGTTCAGCCTTAGGTGAAGGGATAGATTGAATTAACCTTAATAAGGTTTCTGCATTAGCAACATCTGTTAAATACTTTTTACCGTCCGCGGCTTGTAATTTCAGTTTGTCACAATTTGTGACAGACTCACTGCCCTCTTTTTTTAAGCGACTTTTAAGTGTAGTCCAATAACTTTGTGCTACCTTATAATTGTTTTGCGCTGTTAAGACTGCAATCACATCTACTACGGAAAAAAACCAAGTTTCGGTTTTTTCATCATATATTCTACGAATGTTGTAATCTTCAAAAATTGCCAAATTTTCTTTTTCGCTAAATTCCTTGTCTGTCATAATTTTATCCTAGTGTTTCTTCTCAAATGGGTCATAATCCTGTATACAAGTTTCCTCAGTTAGCTTTTCTTCTAAATAAGAAGCAATGTAAAAAAACAATGCCCTCATACCTTCAATATACAATAAATCAGAAGAGTTACTACTACCTAAGGGTATAAATATTCTAGCTTTTTGTGATAAATCATTCAATATGATCTCTCCCTCTTTTGTTCCTAAAAATAACTTGCGATACGACGAAGTTAACGTTTCAAAATTTATGTTTTCTTTTTTGGAGTTGTTAAAAACTATCTGCATTAATTTCCTGCTCCTTGTTGCCCGATCATTAATTGTTGCTGCTGCTCTCTAAGACGCCTGATTTTTGCAACTTCCGCTTCGTCTTTAAATATGCTTTGCGGACAATTATGCAAATTGGCAAATAATTTAAGAACCTCGTCCCAGTTAAAATTATCATAAACTTCCGGTGCAAAGTTTGCCGCCCCGCAAGTTCCTAAAAACCTAAGCACGTTTTCCATTGAACGTGTCGATTCCAGTCTTTGTACCCGTGCAAGCGGTGATATATAATGGGCTTCAATCGCCGGCTCTTTCATCCCTCCTATATCTATGTGTTTGTATTTAACCAGAATATTGAAAACATTATGAATTAAAGGGTCTAACAATTCCGCCTCAATTCTTCCGACAATAGGAGACATCATCCGCATCTGTTCCTCGCTACGAATACTTACCTCACTTGCCGTCATTTCCTTGTTTTCTTTCGGTAAGTGAAATACATCGGTAAAAAATGCCGCCCGAATAGCCATCTCGCATCTTTCCTGTTCATCCAGCGTTGATTCTATATTTTCCAGATTAGCCAGAGGAATTATTTTATCGGCAGTGGCATTTTCATAAAGATTAACTTGACCCGGTGCCATATTCAAAGGTAGAAAATACCCTTGCCGAGGAATAAGTAGCGGTGGATTAACCTGTTTCTGCTTGATCTTGATACCAAGCATCCTGTATTCATTCAGCAGTTTAATATCCGCCATCACATGATGAGCCGGAGCATATCCGTAAGCGCTTCCCTCATGTTTTATCCAGCGAGTAACCAGAAACGGAAAATAATTATATCCGGACTCGCTTAATACTTCTTTATCTTCCATTAAAATATACAATGATTCGTAAGATTTATTCTTACTATCACCTTTAGGGCGTACTACATGTAATATCGTAACTTTTTCATCGGGAAACTTTTCTGCTTTTGCTTTCAGTTTACTATTCTTATCCCAGACATTCGCTGCTACCTTAAGAGCCATTTTAAACTGACGATATATACTATCAACAAAGCCAAGCCTGTTTTCTTCAAAATAACATTCATCGAGGGGAATATTCCGAAAAAAACTGCAAAACTGCAATTTTGGATCTTCCTCAACATAAAACACTCCGCTCCCGTAAGTTGCCAACGTTAAAAAGAATTCATGAATCTGACTGTAAAAATTCGTTGCCCGACAGTTAAATACTTCGTTTATCTTGTTTGTAACCAGTTGGCACCACTTAAGCGTATCTTTATCTTCCTCTATTTGCGGCAGGGTTAAAGAAAACCAATTGGATGCAGGATTAACTAGCAGACTTTGTAGATTACTCGCTAGCACTCCCGCTGCATAGCTTGGAATACTTGCATATACGTCTCTGGTTCTCTCAGAAGACGGACAAACGTATTTCTTGATATCCGCTCGTGATGACTCCCAGGAGTTTCTTTCGCCCTTTAATATTTCAAAATGCTCAAATATTAGGTTCAGCTCAGGATTAATCATATATAAACTTTATTACCACCAAGTAGATTACCGCCATATTTTTGTGCTTTCTTCATAACACTTTTAAATTTTGTTATATACATAGGATCATATAATACCGCAAAATTATACTCCTTACCGCTTCGTCCCGTAACTTTTGGCAAACCTAGGGTTAGATTATTTAATTCTTTTGGATCTTTTAATCTACCGAGTGCCGACTCGATGGTCGGTAGTTTATGAACCTCCGGTAGTTGGTCGAGCCCAAAATGAGCAGGGCTTTGCCATCCCCCAAGTTCGGGTATGTTGATTTTAGGGATATTGCCGAGCATGCCGCTAGAAATAGGAGCATTCTTACCGAGTTTTCTTCCATCTTCCGCTCTACCTGCTAGAATAGTCTGTAAATCCTCGTAGCGGCTTGTATTGATATTGGTATCCGGAACATTAATAGCAGGAAACTTCTTATTCAGACCGGATATTTTGTTAGCTAAATGACCGCCCAAACCCCCAAGCATACCTCCGGCAAGACCTCCCATGAGCCCATTGCCGCCAAAACCTATCAAACCTCCAAGTAGCGTACCCCCGATTAAATTTAGGCCGGCGATTTTACCGGCTTTCTTGGCATGACCTTTAGCCCAGCCTTCAAACTTTTCTCCCTGGCTTAACTGATGATTGATTTGATTCTGATAGTTTTCGGTAATATTCTGATACTCCTTTGCCTGTTTCTGTAACCGGCTAATACTGTTTTCGTTCTCCGTATACGCTTTAACATTTAAATCGTAATCAGCCTTTATTTTCTTTGCTTTTTCCAGTTCAACCCGATATTTATTTTCTTCTTCTCTGTAACCGCTAATTATATTCTCAAGTTCATGGCGCTTGCGATTATAAATATCTTCCTTGGCAATTAACTGATCCTGCCTGTCTTTATATTCTTTTAAAGAAGAAGTTAATTGTGTATGTTTACCCAGTAAATCCTCACGTTTTGCCGATAAGCTGCCGTACTTCTCCTTGATGGCTTTCTCAAGGGCACTTTGTTTCTGCTTTAATTCATTAACCCCTGCCTCAAACTCGTCAATTTCCTTTCCTCTTTCTTCTCGGCTAAAACCTTCCAGTTTAGACCTCTTCTCCTTTGCCTGCTCAAAACCGGTTAAAAATTCCTGCGGCAAATTCTGATATTCTTCTATGGACTTTGATAAATCCGGTAATTCTTTTTTAAATACATCAACTAAACCTTGCAAGGATGTTCCCTGTTCATGAAATTTTGTTACTTCTTCCTTATGATAAGCCAATGCAGATTCGTATTCTGAAGTTTTAGCTCCAATATCCGATCCTATATGCTCTAACTTCTGCTCTCTGCTTTTAATTATATTTTCCAGCTCACGAGCACTTAGTTGTTGACCGGATAATTTTAAATCATAATTGGCACGACTGCGAATTGCCGAATTAAAAGCTTCTTCTAGCTGTTTAATTTGCGGGGTGATGGAATTATCGTATTCCTGCTTTAATCTTCCTGCCTCATTATAGGCATTCTGCGCCCAGCGCAACCTTTCATGTGCTTTCTCTTTCTGATCTTCTCCCGTTAATCTTTTATACTGTTTCTTTAAGCCAAAAGCAGCTGCCGTTGCTTTAAAAGGATTTTTAAAAAATCTGCCAAACCCCATATTCCCTCCTAATATTTAAAAGGATTATAATCAATAACAGAGCTGGTTGCGTCATATTCTTCAATAACGCTAAATAATTTCCGATTAAAATTTGGTTGTAATAATTCCCGCTCTTTTTTGGTTACGGCATCCATAGCCATATACATGAAACTATCGGCAACATCAGTCATCATTGTTGAATTACTGTTGGTCTTCCTTTTACTTGCATCAAAATCAGCTAAGCAATTTAACCCTTGGGCGCATTTACTTGCATCAAAACGACATTTTCCAATCTGCTCCCGTGTTTTACTGATCATTTCCTCCCTATGATACATTCGCCCTAATACAAAAGGATTAAATCCAATTTTTTCGGCTATTTCATTAGCCTGTTTAAGCCTTGTATCCAACTTAGGCGGTTGCCGCCTGCCCATATCGTGGGGTAGCACATTCCTGCCGTATTTATAACCTTTATTTTTCAATTCCGTTAACAGGAAATAGAAATCCTTACCCCGTGAAATATGGCAGTCAATAACGTCTAAATACTCGGTTTTTTCCTGCACAAACCAGATAACCGTATAATCAACAACTCCAACATCCCAGTAAGTATTAACAAGTAAAGCTGAATCATAAGGGATATGAGTAATTCTACCCTCGCTTTGTGCTAGCTGCAGTTGCCTACCGAAAGTTGTTTCTTCCCGTTTTAATCTTCCGGCATCAAAATCACAATAGAACTCCCGCCTTATTTGCTGCGCCGATAAACCGCTTGCCTTTAATTCCGTATCTTTTATCAGTGGGTTACCCTCATGGTCGGCGGTTTGCTCAATATTTAAAATCTGGGCAAAAGCACCTTCTTCTTCCTCTAACTTTTTATATAGATCATAGCCGTGGGTTTTAGAGCTATCGCTACTTGGCGTATATAAATATAAGACCCATCCGCCCGAGCGAATCAGCATCGGTACTAATACCGAGGCTATAGCTTCCGGTTTATTGATTTCAGCATATTCACTAACTACTACACCTTTAATTCCTGCGCCCCTTAAATTATCCGGTGTATGACAACCGACAAATTTAATGATACTGCCGCCTTTAAATCTTATGGTTAAATTACCGTTATCAACTTTAGCTATCATATCTTTTGGTATAAACGACAGATAACTACGGCCGTCTAGGGTTACTGCATCCCAAATGGCAAGTTTTGCCTGTTCAAAGGTTGGAAATACATACCAGTAAAGTCCCGGATTACGCAGCGCACATAAAGTAATCCAATGCAGGCCGACTAAATCTTTTCCTGAGCGTCTATGCCATACTGCTACGGCTTGCTTGCCGCCGCTAAGTAAATAATTCCATAATTTTACCTGAAACGGATAAGGCCTCCAGTTGCATGGAAATTTAATTTTGGGTAGTTTCTTCACCTGAATTACTAACTAAAGCTTTAAATTATCAATAGAATAACACACAGCGTTCATCCGGTGGTGCAAAAACAAAGCTCTAATTACTCAAAATCAGGTATCTCGATATCATAACCTTGTCCTAAATCACTTGACCTGTTACCGACACTAATTCTTGCAGTGCTATATTTACCGGAATTGGCTTTTAAATAACTAAGCAGACAGCTATCGCTATATTTCTTCTTTTCTCCCGTCTTAACCCCGTCAACAATAGTTTCCTCAGTATAACCGTTAACGGCACGCTCATATAACACGCCTTCTGCAATTTCCAGGGCTAACTTCATGCTAAGGCTAATTAAATTCTGTAAAACAGTATCATTCCTGATCACTTCCTGTACTTCCAAAGGCGATAATCCCCATTTACTGCTAGCTAGTGCTACAGAACCGCAATTAGAAACTAAATCTAGAAATTCTTTTATTCGTTTTTTACTACCGAAAAATGCACGACTATCTTCACCGATTCCGTCAAGGATTTTTAAATATGATGTCTGTACCATGAAAATATATGAACGATTAAAATAATTTAACCTTATTTTAGCATGTTATAAGAGATAAAGGAGAAGTTTTAATAAAACTGGCTATTATAAGTTTACGCAATCATCTCTTGACGGACAATAAACCCAATAGAAGTTGTCATCATTAAATAATAATAATGGACTTTTCGATAGTCAATGAATCATATGTATTTCCCAATGAATTTTGATGGTTTTATAAGTTCAATTTACATGTTTTAACAAAAGTATTTGGGACTACTATCAGTATATCTGTATAATTTATTCCACGGATTACATACGTTTTATAGTTATTAACTCTCAATGGGCAGCTTTATCTTTAGGCCTAAAGGTATCAGATGAGGATTACAATAAGTTTGAATATGAGAATTTATCTCGCCTTGTTCATATTTTTCTTCATTAATAAATCCAACAGCATGTATTCTTTCACGAAAATATCGAGCTCTCGGATCTTCATACTTTGGATCACATATACCTAGAATCGGCTTACGAAAACCATCCGCTGTTATAAATTCTCTATATAAAAACCCGTCATCAATATTTCTAAGATGTTGACTACCGTACATTATAATTTGTAAATCATATTTATCTACCTTCCCTAAATTTATAGCACGCATATCAATAACTATTGCATTGTAGGTTGTAGCATTTGGCACAGGAAATTTTATAGGTATAGCTGGCTTTTTTGCTACTTTACTTAAAATTGCTTGCTGAGTTCTCCAGATATCTTTCACTTCATCATTGTTATCAGGTGAAATGTAAAAATATATACCACTCTTTTGTGTGGTAGCTTGTTTTATATCTTCACTATCTCGCAAACTTGTTAGTTCTACTAACCAATCATGCTGCCCTTTATTTTCGTCGCCATGAATTAAAAAGTCTACCGAAGTTTTATTAACACCTGTTTTATACTCATAAATTGCATTACATCCCGATTGATAGATCGCATTAGCAATGCGTATTTCAAATAAATCGGCTTTTACTGCTTTTCTATTATCTGTACTCATATTTTTTGGATGTTCTAGCAATGCTAGCGTACTTCTGATTTTAGCATCATTTAGTAGTTGACTAGTCCAATTATTTTGCGATTTAAATGAAGTTATAATTTTTTGAGTAAAATCTAATTCGTCTGCTCTTAATTCATCACTCCACACTCCTATGGTTCCCATACATATAACTATTTTATATTATAAATTATTTGTAGCACATACTTAGACACTTTGCTATTTGCAATATTACAAATTTATGCCAGTCAAGAGATGAGTTTATAAATATTTTTCTCAATTCACCCCTAACCAAGAAGTATTAGAAGAATTTATAAATAAAGATAAAATACTTAGAGAAACTACAGGTGATTTTTAGGAAGATTTAGGTAGGACTACTAGGATGTCAGTAAAGCTGTATATATAGTATGGTAGCAGTGCCGGTAAGACTACTAAAATTATTATTATTGCTATCATAAAAAATCTACTACGCATTATCAAGGCTGCTAGTTATAGGAACTTTTTTACTGTTTTTAGATAAATTTTATTGTTCTGTACTCTCTTCGCTATTTTGACCGAATAAGAAAACAGAATCAAGCCATTCTAGTTCTTCTACTGTTAACTCATCTTCTACTAAAAATTCTTGCACCGATGCATTAGGGTCATAGTAGCGTGATTGTAATAATTCTTCGTAATAACCTCCTAGCCATTGTAAGTATTTTTCTGTTAATTCTGGGCTATTATCAAAGAAATTAGCTTTTAACTCAGGTAAAATATTTAATAAATAATCTTTTTGACAGCTTTCATTAAGAAAGCTTCGGCTCAAAGAACGAGGAATAAAGGTTCGGATAAACCTTTATTAACTAAATCCTCGTCATATCCTGTACATTTTTGTTCTTCGAAGGGTTCCTTAAATTTTTGTAGTTCCTGATTAGTAAAATCTATGTTTTTCATTATTTTTTAATAAATAAGTTAAAATCTGTTTTTTTATATTTAAACAATGTTAAAGGCTATAATATAATTCCTGATTTGGTTATGTCAACAGCGTTACCTACGGTTAATATATGAAAAATAACCGGACAAAAATAAAATTGTTTTATAATATTACCTGCAATTTATCCTGATTTATGATGAAAATAGGGTTAATATATAGCGATTTGCATGCAAAATTCCCCCTTTTAATGCAAAAAAATGCTAGCATCCCCCCTATTTTTAGAAAAAAAGTAATCTATAAAGTAATCTCAACGAACTCGGTATATTTTTAGTAACAGTTATAAACCTTAGTTAATAAGGAATATAAGGGTGTAATATTAGTTATAACCTACTGATTATTAATCAGTGGTTCTAGTTGTTATGGCATTATTTTTCATAGCTAAAAGTAATTAATAAAAATTAAAAAAACTACAATAGCACTCTTAGTTTAAGATTAACATTATTAATAATTAAATAGTAAGTAGTAGAAATATATTTTTTGCATAAGATAATTACATTTAATTTGTAAAAATTATTTATAATTAAAAATAATTGTATTTAATTGAAAAAAATTGTTGATACTAAAAAATAGTTGTTATAATATGTAACTATAAACATAAGCAGGTAACACATTTCATTCATATTAAATAAAATAATAATGAGGTAAAATTATGACATTACCAATTATATACCTAGACGAAGACGGCGAAAGAATCGTGGATATGGGTCCAATATATAAATATGACTCGGATTCTGACGAAGATTTTAAAACCCAAATCATAAAAAATGCAAGAAAGAACGCCGAACATTTTAGAGAAGCTCTAAGAACTGTTATAGAAGCAACGCCAAATGACCACTCCATAATCATCCAGCTGAGAGCTATAATTAAGTATTACACGGCACAAATTGAAGATGCTGAAGAAAGGTTTACTTAAAAACTTACCACTTACACAAAAGCAAAATTACCCCATAAATTGGATAAAACAGTCATAAAAAAGTAACTTTCTCTATAAATTATAGTAAAGTTAACTTAACCTCTGCCATATTTCTGTTATACAAGTAGTACAAAAAAAATAATTTTTTAATATTATAATACTTTTATATTACTTTTGCATAAGGTGAGTTAAAAACTAAAATTCAAAATGTTAAACAAAATGGCTAAAAATAAAAAAATTGCGATATATCTTCATCTTGATGAAGAATTAGTGGATAAGATAGACAAGGACGCTGCGGATAACGTACGTACAAGAAAATCGCAGGTTGAATATATAGTGAAACAGTACTATAAAAATATACAAGGCTAGTGCTTTTTACTATGCTTTATATTGTAAGTTACCTTCTAATTTTAATAAAATTACCGGTTCTTTCATTATTTTTAGCTTTTTCAGCAAAAAATTCTTTCATGGTTTTAATAGAAATAATATTTTGAGATAAGGCATCCGATGCTAAATCATCTCTGGCTTCTATCCATGGCCACTCCTGATGAGTGAGTATCTCTAACATATATCCGGTTTCTCCGCCGTAAGCATGCAGGACTTCGTGAATGTGCTTTATTAATGCAGGTTCAAATTCTGATTTCTCTATAGGTTCTGAAATTGGATTCCAACGATAATTTTTATACTCATTATACACTTCATATTGTACCGGCCCATGAACCCAAGCTTGAAATTGCTCATCGAATACTGGTGCTCCATATGAACCTAAATACCACCCTTGAACATAATATAAAAGTTTTTGAACTTTCATATTAGTGATAAAATCCTCTGCTTCATGAAACTCGGCAATTATGTACTTAGCAACATCATGTGCTGTTACTTTATTCATATGGAGCCTCCTAGCTATATTTTACTTATAGTGATACTTTAATCAGTGTGTACTGTAAACTATAATAGCTTTATTAATTTTGCATTATTAGCAGAAAAATCCATAACAAATATAAAAAAATTTTTGGTAAATGTAAAAAAAATCATTTACACTGTAACTAATAGATAGTGACTTTAAAACAATATATTATTAATTAATTATGGATTATTCAGTACCTTGTAATTATTCAATCAGATTAATAGAAAAATTGAAGTCGTTAGATACTCAAAATGCACTAGACTTTGAGTTAATTAACAAAGCTATCTATTGGGCTAGGAAATATCATGGTAACCAAAAAAGGAAAAGCGGTGAGCCATACTATTCTCACCCCCTAGAGGTAGCTTATATGGTATCTGGTTATAATTTAAAAACTGACGTAATAGCCGCTAGTATATTACATGATATTGTCGAAGATACCGAGGTTACTGTAGAAATGATACAAAGTACTTTTGGGCAGAGAATAGCTGAAATGGTTGACAGACTTACCCGTGATAGACCTAATGGTACCAAGTTAAGTGTAGAGCAAATTTTAGAAAATGCTTATAAGCATAAAGACAGGGAAGTGTTATTAATTAAATTAATTGATAGGTTGCATAATATTCAAACTATAGAAAGCATGAAAATTGAAAAGCAGAAAGATATAGCTGAAGAAACTTTAAGACATGTGGCAATCATATCTACTGAATTTGATGACATAAATTTAGAAGAATGTATTTATATGGGTTCATATAAAATTATAGCTAATAAACAGGATTATAATTTTTATTATAAAAAGTATCACCGATTTTTATCTTTTAACGATTATAATCTGCCTTCTCCAACTTTTGAAAATAATTAAGACCAATAGCGTACCCGATCAGTATTGGAAACAATATAATACAGATTCCAGGATAGCTATAATCCCTTACTAAGTATATTATACCAAATGTAGTAATCACAGACATTACTGTACGTGACATTGCATAAACCATACTGCTACATTTAAAACGATGTAATGTAGGAAAATGTTTAAAAAAAACAGACATGGCCGGAAAGCTACTAGTTTTAAATACAATAATGCACATTTGGAAAACCATGATTTGTACAGGAGAATTCATCGAATCCAATAATAAAAATACTAATCCTAGTATAAATGATATAATTAGCTTTACATTCAATATTTTAAATGGATGTACAGTACGTACTATATAAACAATAATAAAACAACTGAGAGATCCTATTATTGAAACATATAGATTATTTGTGATAACTTGGTGAGGTGTAAGTGCAAATTTATCTTTTAGTACTTGTCCAAGATACACATATGCTATATAAAACCAGACAGGATAGGCACATTCTATAGCAAAGTAAGCTAGAATAGATTTTATATTAATATCCTTATAATGATTGTGTTGTTTAGTTAAAATTAATCTTTTCCTTGCATCGGCAAATTCTGGGGTTTCTCTAAGCGCTTTTCTTGCATATGACCCAATAAGAGCTATACCTGCACCAATTAAAAAAGCAAAACGCCAATTAAAAGAAGTAATCGATGAAGTGGCTAAACTTGCAACTCCTAAAGCTGCCATCGAACCTACAGTACTAAAATTTGATGCAAAAGAAACGGCAGCGTATTGTATAGGACGCTTAACTATCTCAGTCAGATATACTTGTGCTCCAATAATTTCCCCCATACTAGACATACCTTGTATAATTCTACAAATTATAATAGTATACGAAGCTGTTATACCTATTTCAGCATAGGTCGGGAGCACTGACATAACTACACAAGAACCAGACATCATCAATGTTGTAATTATAACTGTATGTTTACGCCCTATGTTATCACCAATATATCCAAATATTAAAGCTCCAACAGGCCTCAACAAGTATGTAGAACAAAACGCAAATGCAGCAAGTAAAGAAGAAGTAAAAGGGTCAGTTTTAGGGAAAAATAACTCGTTAAGAAGTACTGCCATATGAACAAACAGCATAAGGTCAAAATACTCTAAAAACGTGCCTATAGATAATAAACCAACTGCTTCTTTCTGTTCTCTGGTAAGGCTTTTTTGGGTCTGATCTGCAACTACTGTCATCACTACACTTTTTTTATCTACCATATAAAAAAAGCTATTATTAAAAATAATATAATGCAATAACTTTTTTAAATTTAAGGTTGCCTAACTTACGATATTCTTGCTTAAAGAGGTCAAAAAGTGTTATGTGTTAGCATTTAGGTCTTTTGAGTAAGAATAATTTGTTCCAATTCATCAATCTCATCCCGTAGTAATTCTATCGAGGTTTTTAATGACCTCATGTGAGCAATAAGTATTTCTGTTATTTCTGCCGTAGAAGATGCTTTATCAATATATGTTTTAACATCTTTTTCCTGATTCGTTATTTTTACCTCGATGTCTTTTAACATGATTAATAATTCTTCTATTTTAGCTTCTTTGTTACTCATAAATTTTACCTATAAATTAATTAACGCAATCCACTGCTACCACTGTAATTAGCAGGAGTACAGAGGAGTTGGCACTGTTTTTGCAGATAATATTTAAGAGCGGACTATTGGAGACAGTTATAATTGGTGGAAACCATCACTTAGCGGTTAATAAGTTTAAATAATTGCCCCTTGACATTAAGTGCAGATGTACTGTATAGCATTTCATGTATACTTTTTACAAAAGCTGAGCAGGATATAGGATTGACAGTTTGCATTGCTGCTATATGTGGAAGCGGTATAATTGGAGCTTCTGATAGATTAAAAACTTCTGGGGATATTACGTTTGAGTCTTCACAAAAATTCTTTGGTATTACTAAATCAATAGCTATTATGACTTCAGGCGATGCTACTTTATCGACAGAAATTTTATTAATGCTAGAAAATGAAATAAAAAATAGAGGAAATAAAAATAATTGGCTTGTTAAAGATATTGTGGATGAGTATATAAATTGCCGTAATAGGCTAATTTTACAAAAATTAGATGACGCTGTATTTGCAACTTGGGGACTGAATTATAAAACATTCCTCAAAACCCAAAATTCGCTTTCTAAACCAGTAGTTGAATCGATAATTCAAGACAAATACAATTTCAAAAGACAACTTTCTAACGTTTCTGTTATAATAACAGGAATAGATAAACACGGCACCCAATTGTATGTTATAAATAATGAAAGATCAATATGCTATAACCAAATAGGATTTGTTGCAATTGGTAGTGGTGCAAGACATGCAAATTCTCAACTTATGCTAGATAAATATACTCCTTATTTTAGCTTTTCTGATGCTTTATTGTTAATACACAACGCTAAAAAGAGATCAGAAATTGCTCCCGGAGTCGGTCGTAATACTGATATGTTCTTGATTGAATCACAAGATTTAAGTTATCATCTAAAATCAGAAATAATTGATAATTTAGATAAAATATATACAAGTGTTATAAAAAAAGAAGAAAAAATACAATTACTAGCGAAAAAAGAAGTTTTTACATATATTAAAAAAACCCTCTCACGACATGAGGGAAGTCAAAAACAAAAAACTTGAATCTAACAAAACTAACTAAAAAGAAATTATTCAAAATCTAGAAATTCCTTTTATAATTATGATAGGTATGACAAAATATGATGAATTAAACTTAAAAACGCTAAGTGCGGAACTCCTGAACTATTCACTATTCAATCAATTTTTCTTCTTTGATTTTCTTCAAGTGTTTGTGTACCGCTTGCCTTGAAATACCTAAATCTTTTGCTATTTCACTGCTTCGCATCCCTTCTAGGTAGCAGGTAATAATTTTCTGCTTATTGGATTCGTTTAAAGTTACAGTGTTCCACTTATAATTATCTTCTTTTTGTTCTAAAGTTACAATAAATGGTTTTACGCAATCGCCGTGTAAGTGACGTGCTTTTTCAAAATGGACTTCAAACCTAGCTCCTTGAGTCGGTTCATAATCGTGCGGTTTTTTTAAGGTAATTACTACATCCAGTATATCTTCTCTTTTTGATGTGCCTCTTTGTGACCCATCTTTGCCTGAATGGTGAATAAATATTATACTTTTACCTTGTGCTCTTTTTTGTAATGCCCAACCGCTAACCTCTCTCCAGCTTTCCGCTTCATTTTCTTTTCCGCCGCTTCGCACTAAACATGAGAGGTTATCTATGATAATCAGTTTTGTTTGAGGTAAAATATATTTATCAACTATTTTTTGCCCTTCCTCTGTGGCAAGATCAGGCATTTCTTTCAAGTACGGATCGCATCCAAATATCCATAAACTATTCGATGGACATATATCCTGATTTGAAAGCTGTATTTTTTCTAGTCTTTCGTTTAAAACATCTCCAGGCATTTCGCCATCAATATACAACACTGCTTGCGGTTGATCGGCTTTCCAGTTTAAAAAACTACCGCCACTAGCTACCGCATAGGCTATACCCAGTGCTACATGTGTTTTTCCTACTCCTCGCCAAGAATATATCATGTTCAAAGAGCTTTCCGTAAGCCACGGAGATAATATCAAGTTTCTTTTAGGAAAATTGTATTGCAAACGTTTTTCTAAAGGAAGAACTAGGTAGTCATCCTGTATATTGATAGGTTCTGTTTTTAAAGCCATTACTTGTTTCTAGCAGATTCTTTTTCGAGAGTTCTTTTTAACTGACAATTACAATATTCAATTTCTTCCATTAATTCGGCAACGCTGGTAAGGTGAGTCCTAAACTTTGATATAAAAAACCTTCTCCGCTGATACAACTCTAAAATATCGTCCCTTGTAGCAATAGGATGGTTTTTATGTATCACAAATAAATTGTCAGGATTGATATACTCGTATGAAAGAGTGATTAACTGTCTTATAGGATTTATCATGATTTAAAAAATCTTAGTATTTATATTTATAGAAAAATTAGAAAAAGTCATATCCATTAAAGGGTATGGCTTCTAACTCTTAACTGCTATCTTGGTTACTATTGTCTTTTTTGAAAATACAATCGGTCTCTCCAAGTTATGCCGGTAATGCAGTTCAATTAGAAAATTACTATGAATAGCAGCTTTTTCCAGGAATATTAAATATTCTCTCTCAATCCAATTAAGGACAAAAGTTGACCCTACTAGAACCAGCTTATGATTGCTGGATTTCTTACTTAAGCATAGTTTATCAAACCAGTTATTAAAAATATGCTGAGCATATTTTTCTTCATATTTTTCAAGTAACGCTTTCATCAAATTAGCTCTAAAAACTCTTACTAATTGATTACCATCTTTGTTATTACCAAATTCATCCGTTGTTATAGATTTTATATTATTAGCAGTAACAATCTTGACATTCTCACCATAAACATATTTGATACATTTTCGTATTTTAGCTTTTTCAATATCGTTAAGAGTTACATCTGCATTAGTTTTAATCCCTATCTTGTATGGTTCTAGTTGGATGAATGTACAGCCATTATGCAATAAATTTGCAAATGGTTCTCCAAAGGTCTCAAAAATCGCTGCTGAAAGTAGCATTTTCTTGGTTTCTGGATTATGAGTTTCTTCTTGTTTCATATTCTGTCTATCACTAAGTAAAAAAATTTATTTACTTCAATGGCGGTAAAAAGTTTTTTTTGCTTTCTTTAGGAGCAAAAAACTTTTTACCTTTGAGTAACAAAAACGTGGCTGTTAATAATTTTTGTTCTTTTGCTAAAAAGAAAATACCTCTCCCATTACGTATATTATTATATATACATTTCTTTTGGTTTTGTGATGAAAATTACTTATTAATTTTCTTTGTTGGGATTTATTTTTATGTCATTAAATGTACCATTTACTGCTTCCTTTACCGAATCATCATTCAAATGGGCATATCTTGCTGTAGATTGCAGACTCCTATGTCCAAGAGCTTTTCCTATAATAGGTAAACTTACACCTTTAATAGCCATCCAACTAGCATGAGTATGTCTTAAGTCATGTATTCTTATATCTTTTAAATTAGCTTTTTTACAAAGCTCCATCCATGCCTTTCTGGGTTCTTCTACATGACCGCTTTTGCTATTATTTTTACTTGGGAATACCCACTCTGATTGCGAATTCTCTTTTCTTTTTAAAAGTATATCAATACTATTTTGATTAAGATGCACGAGAATTGATTTGCCATTCTTTGAACCTTGAGAACGGATGTTACTTTTAGCTGGTATACTCCAAGTTTTATTTTCAAAACTAATCTTATCCCATCTCATAGATACAATATTACCCTTTCTAGCTCCAGTAAACAGAGATAACAGAAAAATATCTTTCATTGTTTGGTTTTTTAATTCTGTTAACGCATGAAAGAATCTATCTTTTTCTTCTATAGTAATATATCTATCTCTAGGTATTTCTTTATTCTTATTAATATCTTGAGCAGGATTTTGATCGAGTACCCCCCATTCAATTCCTTTATTAAATATTGCTGTTAACTTAACAATCACTCTATTAGCCTGAATAGGAGCTCTGACTGTAATTTTATTAAAAATATCTAATATATCTTGCTTTGATATACTAGATATTAACTTGTTATAAATCTGCGTTACATTTTTCATTTCAGTCAGAATAGTTTTAATACTTCTTTCTGGATTTAGTGAATTAATTTTAATATGTTGGTCTAGGTACTTATCAAGAAGTTGTTTAAATGTTAATCCTTTTTGAGTAGAGTTTACTTTTGTATTATACTCTCCTTTTTCTATCTTTGTTTTTAAATTACGAACCGCAATACGAGCATCAGTAATAGAAATTTTAGGAAAATTACCTATTTTGATTAAGCGAGGTCTACCATCAAATCTTTTGTACAAATAAAAAACTTTTTTACCTCCGTAGCTTACTCTCAGAACTAAACCTTTTTCTTTTTCATCTCTGTACATTACCTGTCCTTTGTCTGGAGGCTTGATATCTATTAATCTTTTATCGACAAAGTTAAAAATTTCTGACAT